ATGCGTTGCCCGGGTCAAGTCGTTGATCTGGTGCATCTTGATTCCAAAAGCTGAAGCAATTTGCCGGATCGTCAACTGATTGTTCTCGAGGAATTGGGCATCATGCATGTTCAGCGCGATTGGCGTGAATTGATATCCGACCGGAAGCAGCGCAACCCGATGGCTGTTGTTCAACCCACTCGACATTGCTTCGAACTTTTCCCGGAAGGTTCGCTTGGCTTCCTCATTCAGGTCGCCGACATACTGCACCAAACCCTTAACCTGGAGTCCTTGCTTGTAGAAGTTGTTAACGAACTTGTTGGCGGACGCCCCGTTTTCGAGCGTGGATTTCAGACAGTCCAACGGGGACAGCCCCATGATTCCGTCAACCGTTACTCCACCTTTGAAGTGAAGCACTTCATCCGGTACAAGCTTTCGCTTTTCGAATCCCAAGTCAACCGTGTAGCTGACTTGTGAACGTGGTTGGAGTATGCGGCTGATCGACGTATCATTGTCCACGACTACCTTAACCTTGGCGGCGTCCATCGGCCATATTCCGATAACCTTGCCTGTACGCCGATCATATTCAACCGAGGCATAGGCATTACCATACAAGCAGTTCTGCGCCTCCATGGTCTTCCAGAAGTCGTAAGCACTCATATACGGATTAGGGCGCAGCCGCAATAACTGGTAGATTTGATGACGGGATTGTTTTTGGATTCCCGTTTCATCTTCCTGGAAAACCTTTAGCGGCAACTTGGCGACCGACTCTGATCGAATCCTCACGCACGCGTAAACCGTATCGATTTTGAGTGCTGATCGTCCTTTGACGTTGATGTCATCCGGATCAATGCCTAATACTTCTAGCAACCGTCGATCATCAACGTTCAGTTCGAGATATTCTCTCTTTTCTGGCCGGCCGATCATTCGGCGAGCAATGTTCATGATATTCACATCAGCATCTCCTCCCTTCAAACATGCGCTATCAACCACCCCAAAGCTTACGAAGGAAATCGTCCTTGGCGAATTCGGATACGTCTTTCGACTCTCCGGCCGCGAACATCGCTCGAACGTGTGCGTTAATTGCTGCGGCAATAGGGTCAATGCGCTGTCTTGATTTATCCTTATCGAGCATAATGTTTCCGTTATGGTCTTGGCGCGTCACAGCATTCCCGATCGCCCATGTCAAAACCGGGTTGTTGTCATGGATTATCTTTCCTTCGAGGACCAAGTCGCGGAAGTTCTTTGTTGGCTCGCCAAGCGTCTTTATCCCTTGTCTGATTTCGACAGGTGTAAATCCTTCTGCTTCCATGTCCAAAGCAAATTGCGTAGCATTGTAAGGGTCGTAGCAGTTCTCTGAGACGATCCAACCATTTTCCTCAACCGTTCGGACGACGAAAGCTTTGACGAAGTTGTAATCGACTACAGCACCTGGAGTAGCCGTTATCCATCCTGCCCGCTCCCATGTTCGGTATGGCATTTTGTCCGTCTTTTCACGCTCAGCCATTGTATCTTCAGGCATGAAGGAGTGACTTTTCACAGCGTATTTCCCCTCGCCAATCGGGAATACGAACGTAACGCTTGTAAGGTCGATCTTTGAAGAAAGGTCGACGCCAAGATAGCCAGTGATACCGGACAATTCTGGGAATGGATTTTCTTCACTTATTCCACATGCCGCCCAGCGATCCATTCGGAGATACGACTTCTCTTTCTGGTTGATCCAGATATTCATGTTTTTGGTCATGAAGTCGTCCATCATCTCCGGTTTTTCCAGTGCTTCATCAAGACGCCCCCGAATATTCTTGATTCCCTCTGGATACGATGCCGCGATAGGATTAGCTTTGATCCAGCTCGACTCATCCTTTATATCATCGATCAGGTTACCATCAGCGTCACGATCAAGCTCGTTAACCATTGCGAAGTAACTATCATTCTCAGCGGGATCGTTCGGATTGAGCAAACGACTCACAAATTCGTATTCAATTCGATAGCATGGTCCTGATAAGTCCCTCCCCGCCGTCGTAATGATGACAGTTAATGGTTGTGATCGAGCAATCATCCCTGAATCTAGGACATCCAGGATTTCACTAGTATCGTGAGCATGGTATTCGTCAATAATCGCGCATTGAGGATTTAGGCCGTCGCCTGTCTTTCTGTCTTCCTTTGACAGCGCCCTAATGACTGATTCGCTATTCAAGTGCGTAATCCGACCGTAAGCCTCTTTGTACTTCCCGTCGAGTTCTGGGCACGCTTTAAGCATCGCCTTCGTTTCGTTGTAGACGATTTTTGCCTGTTCAGTCTTTGTTGCCCCAATATAGACTTCACTCATGCTTTCCCCGAGAGCCATCTGCTCGTAAGAAGCAACGACCGCCAGGCTTTGCGACTTTGCGTTCTTCCGGCCGACTTGCCAATATGCCTTCCTGAATCGCCTATATCCGGTTTCTCGATGCATCCAACCGTATAGTTGACCAAATATGAATACCTGTATATCGGCCGGCTCAAGTTTCTTTCCCCGAAGCACGCCCTTCGTATGGCGAAAAAGGCTCATCCACTCGAAAAACCGGAGAGACTTGTCCTCATCGAAGACATACGGGAATTCTTCAGTATCCTCGCGCTCAACATCTCTCAGGAACCGCGTGCATGCCCATACATGCTTTTGGCAAGCAACGGCCTCCCCCGTGATCACATCGTGACAATAATGGATCATCCATTGTTTTAGCCCTAGCATCATACGCCACCGAACCTTTCGTCGAATGGCGTTTTCTTTGGCTCCTCTTTCTTGGGAACAACAAGGCGACATCGAGAGGTAATGGTAAGCCCTAAGTCTGCTGCAGCCTGACGGCATTGCTTAAATAGCTTGTCTTGGCTGATTAATAGTTCTCCATAATACTCATTTGGAACCTTAATTTTCTTTCCAGCCTTGGTTTCCGCTGTAACCAACACCGAAGTACCTTTAAGTGCGTTTGTGACTCGGATATATTGTTCTCTCGCCAACAAAAAACGAGCTAACGCATCGACATCCAGATTGGATATCAGGCCGATGCGAAGTAGCTCGTCGGCAATCTCCGTAAATTCTTTTTGCAGCTTCTTTGACAGGTATTTTGGAGGGTCAACTTTGTCAGCTTTTACGGTTATTTCGTTGGCCTTTCGCTCCGCAATTTCTGTTTTCGTTAAATGTGACCGCCCCTTTAGTAGCAAGAGGTTTACGGGTTGCTTCAAGCGTCCAGACATCGATCAGATCTCCTTTCTGGAAATTTCAAAAAAGGAACTTTGTATGAAAAAATCTGGGGGCGCGGTCCTAGGAATTGGAACTTGGAATTTCTGGACCTCCCCCCGGGGTATTAGGAGTTATTTTTGATCAGTTGGTTGTATTCCTCGATCCATTCCATTGGCACTGCACGTCCTGCTTGTAGGTATCTATTAATCGCACCCGCAATATCGCTAATCCTTTGTTCTTCATGTATTCTCCTAGGCATTAATCCCAATGGTGGTTTCCTACACGGGATGTAGCTCCATCCGCATCTGCAACGCTGACCATCTTTAAATGATTCAGTAGCGCCACCGCACCCGACACATTGATACATAACGAGTCACCCTCCGTACTTCCTCTTGTCCTCTGCCGTCTTCTGGTTATGGTGCATATGACAAAGAGATCGAAGGTTCGTCAGAGTTAATCGTAACTCCCAGAACCATTCGATCGGCTTTTGGTGATCGACTACATCGGCCGGCGTTATTCTCTTTTCTCTTATGCAGTCTTGGCATAACCCGACATCCCGCGTTAGTGCTTCTCGCCTCACAACTCCCCACGCTTCACTGTGGTAGAAGGCCGTTGCCTGTTGGTTCCGCTGATGCCTGTCATAGTGTCTATGGCGCTCTGCCTTTTGTTGTGCTGCTATATGGACGTGCTCAGCGCAGAAACGTTCTCGTGTTAACTGGTTGCACCCCGCCTTATTGCATGGTCTCATTGGCTTGCTAGGCATGTGGATCACCTCTATAGATTCGGGAGCCACATCGCGCCGTCCCGATCACGGCGGAGGAAGGATGCCCAGTCCTTGCGATGCAGCCGTATGAATGACCTTACGGTCGAGATATCTTGATTCGCTCAGCCTCAATGGCCGGCGGGATGAACTGCGGCGCCAAGGTAAGCACAACGAAAGCACTAAGCACCGACAAACGTCTGAGCGTCTTTCTCTTCATGCCTTCTCACCCCCTTGAAATAAATAACCGACAGCACTCCATCGTGACCCGCGGGCCTCCGGTATGTGCTGCCGGTCTCGTCTCCCCTCCACACGTCATGTATTGTCGCTATACATATGTGTCAGGGAATATTAAAAGGCCGCGTCCGTTTTGGGGACACAGCCTCGATACTATGATTATATTCGATTATTTCGCAATGCGTCGGACTTAGATCGGACATAAAGCGGACATGGTTTTTATTCGTGTAATACGACCAATCCCAAGATGGTGGCTAACCGATAGACAGCGAAGGATTTAATGCGCCGGTAATGCCTATCACCATATCCCAGCTCGGCCGCCACGTCGATGTCCATCACGTTGTCGTCGTCCATGTAGCGCATACGGATGAGTCTTTGTTGAACGGTTCCAAGCCGGCTTATGGCTTTCTCCGCTCTCTCTACTTGCTTCCGGCGCCTCTCTGGCTCGTCTATGTTCATTGCGGCGATGTTGGCCGTTGGATCGCTTATCCGCCCGGTGTAGCTGCCTGGGATCTCGCTGTAGACGCTGATGTACTTTGGCTCGACTGGGATGTATTCGGTCACTTGGTATTCCCGGGCTTGGCGGAGATACTTTTCAACGGCGTTTTTGGTTGCTTCCTCGTCGATCGGATAAACGTCATAAGCGTATTGTCCCAACGTGATCACCCCTTTCTGATTATATCACAACAACCAAACGTACGTTCTATTTGAAATCTCTCAATCCCTATCATCCTCCAGGGCTTTTAGTGAGGCCATACAGACGGCGTGAGGGGCAGTGTCTGCGTGAGCACGATAGTTTACTTTGTCTAGAGACTTTACGTTTGAATGCCACGTTCCCAACTCTGCTTCTCCGTTAATGAATGCCGCGCTGTTGTGGTCAACTGTGTTGATGCAAAGCGAGAATCCCCTCCGCTGCATCTCTTCCACCACTAATTGCATTCCAGCCCACGTTTCTGACGGACTCAACGTGTTCGGATCGCAATAAACAGTTTCTCCGTCATCATCCTTTTCGGGGTATACATACCACGTTGTTCCGGGCCAAGGATGGTATTTTTCCCATTTCAACACTTGTTCGAAGATTACTTTATCCAACTCCGGTCCCGGCTTATCGTTGATCATATCTATTGGCCTCCTTCAGGTTGAACAGGCCAAAACGAACTGTCTATTCTTGCTTCGTTGTATCCGAAATACGTGAGATCGAAAATAGCCTCTGTTCCGTCAATGAACTTCAATTCAATCGAACTACCAGAAATGGATGCTTCTGAGATAGTCTTTCCGATTACGTGTTCCGGTTTTACGTCTATGATCATATCTATATCTCTTCCTCCTTGGGGATAGGGATTATACGGCTGCCGCTTCGCTGGGTGATTCGGTCGGATCGATGGCGCTATGCGCTCGTCAGGCTGGGTTAGTGCGGCGTATCGTGTCCATACGATCTATAAGTGCGTCCAATTTTTCGGATATCTTCCGCGATGCCGAGTTATATTCCTCGTCCGACAAGGACACGTCCTCCGAAATAGCGGTATGCGCTTTGTGCAACTCATAGCGTTCCACTTCTATTTGTGCGAGTAGTAGCTTGGCTTTCGGTTTCAGCCTATAATCCTTTCGCCAATGCGGCGGTGTTTTGTCTCGACGTGTAAACCCGATGCTTCCATATATGCTCATTCCTCATTCTCCTCCATTAGGGAGCCCCGAAGGGCTCCGGCGATTAATCGAGATCGCCGTACATATATTCGATATCTTGGATCGCTTTCCCGAGCGTCTGTAACGCCGTTGCGTAATTTTCGTCAACCCTTTTTCCCTTCGCCCGGTCGTCAGAGTTAACCCACTGGCCGACGATTACTTTCTTCTTGATTGCCGCAAGCTTCTTTCGGTTTTCTGCCTTCATCCCCATTACCTCCCTGCCCCTATGGGCTTAACTCTTATCATTAATTTAACATGCTTTAAAATGCTTGTAAATATATATTTTAGATATTGTTAAATGTTTTTTAATGCTGTAATATTGGTTCAGGGAGTTGATAATATGGCAGGTCGTCCACCTAAGCCGGATAATGAGAAGAAACAGCGTGAAGCGATATACTTTGAACCAGATGTATTGGAATGGCTGCGGGAAGAATCAAAGGATTACGGTAACGTCAGCACATTCGTCAATGCGACTATGAAGAAACTTATGAAAGAGAAGGAGCGCAGTTGATGTGCTCTTTTTCTTTTGCTACGATCCGACCGAATCCGCTTAACGAAGTGGGGGCCGTATCACCCCTGCCCCTCTCCCTTCTCTCCTAGTAGGTGGGGGTGTTCATGAATTGATCCGATATATTCGTAATCGTCGTAAACTGCGATTTCGCCTTGTAGGTATCCCGGAAGTACCGATCCACTTTTCAGGCTTCGCGCTACAAACCCTAAAGTTCGTTCTGACCACTCTACGACATAGTGACGACCTTCTTGCTTGTATACGTCCCCTTCGTATATTTCTCTTCCCTTCCCGTTTTTGTCTTGGAGGCCGGTGTATTGCATCAACGTCATTTGCGGAGTGTTGCTGCTTCCTTGGACAATCCCTAAATCGTGATGGTTCAATGTTCCGTCGAAGTGGATGAACAAGTCCACCGATCCGGGTAACATCATGATTCCTTTTTCTTCGTTCCATGCTCTGAACTTAATCTCTCTGCTCATTGTCTGCTCCCTTCTCCCTAGCTGGCGTCGAAGTACATTTCGAAGTCTTTTTCGCAATCTGCGTTTTCACAGGTGAGGTTGTATGTTTTACCGCATTCCGTCAGATCGATTTCGTTCCATTCCTCGCCGCAATGCGGGCATTTGACGGCGACGGCTAGGGAATGAACATCCGTATCGCTGTACGTTCTATAAATCCGTTCCATGTTCCGTTGCTCCCTTCTCCCTTGGGGGATAGGATGATAAGACTTGACGAGCACGTAATCCGACATCCCATTCCTCACAACCTAAATCTATTATTCCTTGCAGTTCGTACCATTGCAGCACCTTATCCTTAGCTGATAGTTCATTTAGAACAGTTTCATGCTCCGTTACATCCACGGAAAATTTCATAAGGTTGTTCATTCTCCCTTTTACCTGTTCGAGCTCTTCCCTTGTCTGTTGGAGGGCGGCGCATTCCTTCATGTACTCGGCTTGGAGGTCGGATAGATCCTGTTGTTCTTCTTTCAAAAAGTCGTTCAGGCGTTTGTTCTCTTCCAGTAGGGCGCGGAGCCATTCAGTCCCGTTTTCCCTGATTACATCTAGTCCGGACTCCGACTGATCTGCTATCGCTCGCTGTATCGTCTCTATTAACTGCTCATTTTTCATTAATTATTCGCCGCCTCTTTTGAATATGGCATCAGTTCAGAACGAGCTTTTTCAACTTTGGCTTTCGCCACTTCTAAGTCTGAAAAATATCCCAAACTGATTCTCTTTTTGTTTACCGTAAGGGCTGCCTGCCATTTATTATTATGCTTGTGCCATGAAACGCCACGAATACCGCAGCGACTATCCGTATCAGCGCCTTTTCGATTTTGTGAGTTTTCAGAGTGTGTTACAACCCTTAAATTTTCTCTTCTGTTATCAAGGGTATTGTGATTTATATGATCAACAACTTTGCCGATTGGAGCATTTGTAATCCATCTGTGCAGTCTATAAGTAGATGCTTTATTTGATTTTGTAACACTCCCCAAACAATAAAATGTTTCTGCTTGAGTTTTTTGAATTCTCCAAGTCCCAGGAAATTTATCAGCTTTACCGATATCCGCTGTACTGATTAGAACCTCACTGATACCACAATTAGGGTTAACGAAGATAGCTGTAACATCACCTCGTATCTCATAGTTGTTTTTCACGTCCTATCCGCTCCTTTATTGGTCATGTCCTGAAACCTCCCGCAATCTTTCAATGGCGGTCTGTATACCGCAATCGAAACCGCTATCGAACAGGTCACCCTCAACGCCATTAGGGTCGCTCTGTAGTGCCTCGAGCTCCGAAATCACATCCATGATGGTCTTGGTCATGTCCTATAGACCTCCTTCGTTAAATCTTCGTACTGCGACATAACTTTCATTTGTTCTCGCTAATAAAATAACCGATTTTTTCAGACAGTTTGCCAACGTTACATACTAACCGTTGATGTTCCTCTTCGGTTTCTGCCCAAACCGATCCACCTTCAGTACATGCTTGAAAGAGCGAACGCATAAGTTCATAAGCTTCTAAATCAATGTTGTTTAGATAAACCTGTTTCCCCACGATCTCACCCTTCCTTCACAAAATGGGTCTACTATTCAGGGATAGATAGGCTCTATCCCGTTCTCCGGTTTTCCGCATCAATAAGCTGATTGACGGCATCTATGATTTCGTTTTGCTTTTCTGCTATTGCATTTATCGCTTGTCCAAGCGTTCTCACATCTTGCCGGGAATCGTGGAAAATACTCTTCTGATCGGATTTCCGAACTTTGGTTTTTTGCCGCTCAATCCGTTTCATGTCCTATCTCTCCTCCGTGATTCCTGGGATGGTGATGACCGCCTCGCATAGTACACCGCGAATGTGATCGTTTAGCCGGCTGCAGAACTCCGCGAACCATTCTTCTTGCTCTACGGCGGTCGGGTTGTCCAGTGGGAAATTGAGCGTGTCATCCGCAATCGAGTCCATGTCCATGATCTTTTCCATCAGCTTATCCATTGCTTCTTCTCGGCCGTTCTCCTGTCCATCCTCTCTATGGTAGGAAGAGAGGGCTTTAATGATGAGGTTATTGATCCGTTGAGCGTTGATAGACGTGTCGTCCGCCAGAACGTCAACAATTTTCTCCAGCGCCTCTCTTAGCCTTGTGGCTTCTCCCTGATCATCGAGGCGGAACGTCCCTTTCTCCCACTCGTCCGCAAGCATGTCCGCTGCTTTCAGGCTAAAATAGCCGTTAGAGTACATCCATTCGAAAACCTTATCTCCGTCTATTGCTCCTATGGGTTTATTCATGGGATCAATTGGCCTCCTTTTCGATTTCGTAGTAGTCTTTGATAATGTTTCCTTTGCGGTCGAAATAGCGAGTCTTATACCACGGATGGCAGTTATCTGCCCACCATTTTCCGTCGAAGCAGACATTGAGGTTGCCGCTGTGATTAGATCCGACGATCGTTCCTGTTTGCCCGTCGACTTCGATTCGCATTCCCATATAGGCGAATGGTATTCCACGATTTGAAATAACTCTTTCGAACATTTCGGAATTCCCGAACAGGTCGCACACTTTGAATTTTCCGATCAGGCGAACTCGTAGATGACGGAACACGTCGCTGAACGGCTCTTCCCACAATCCGTCTTGCAGATACTCCCAATAGGCGTATTTTGCCTTTCCGGGAGTCGGAGCCTGAATTTCTTGTACGCACCATTCGTCGTCCCATTTATTCGATTGGACCCAAACTCGATAGGTGTTCATCTATCTATTCACTCCTTATAAAATATGGGGTATATACGGCCTCCGGGATAAATCCCTAAGTTGATTCGGTCGGATCGATGATTTCGTATTCGTCGCACTCGATTTCCATCTCATCCGGGCACGACATGTCATCATCATATGGTTCGGCCAATTCGATGCCAGCACGTTTCAGATCGTATAAAAAATCACCTATTCCATGAAATCCTTGTCCTTCTGCGGCTGAAAGGTGTCTATCAAGTATGCGCTCCGTCATATCATCGGGGATGAGCACAACAATCTCACGCTTGTACTCCAACTTCTCGCGAACCGTTAACGTAGCTTTCCTCATACTGCATCCTTCTCCCTTAGAATCGATTAAGACTGTTTCATCGCCGCGAGTTCTGCCTGCTTCTTCCCTATTCCCCATGCCTTCAAACGATGGCGCAGCCTGTCGATAGTGATATTGTATTTAGCTGCGATTTCGTACCTTGTCAGCCCCGATCGACGCATTTCGATGTATTCGTCTTTGTTTGCCGTGAACTTCTTTGGCTTCCCTCCTCCGTGCTTTCTTTTCTTGCTGCCTTGGAGCTGTTTGGAACGGTTATTTGGACTTATGATCGTCGGTCGCATACTCCCTTTTTCCAGCATCGATGGCGCCGGCATGATCTCGTCCGGCGAACCGAGGTCCATTCCTGGTACATAGTCGCTTACGCCACGCCAAATTTTAATAGGTCCGTTAGCGCTCATATCCTTTGCTCCTTCCCAAAATTTTCTCCCACTTTTCGAAAGTTAGAGACCGGTAATACTCGTATAGCCCGTACCTTTTCAATTCGAAGATTTTATTCGCTATTGTCATTTCTGTTCTCCCAAGCGCCAACGACAGGGATCTTGCACCATCAACTTCGTTGAATTTACAGATGTAGATTAGTTCGTCCGTTGTAAATGGCTTGCCATGATTGGGATGATAATCTGGGTTGTATTTCATCCGGCCTTGCCGATCGAATTTGACCTTCACGGTCTTTACCTCAAGACTTTGAGCGTTCTGGGTTTGCCCTCTTCCCACACGATAAATCCATCATTCCGGAGGACTTGCATCTTCCGAATTGTGTTTCCCGGCGATCTTTGGCCTACCCCGACAGCGATTTCACGGATCGTCGGGGAGTATCCTTTGGCTCGAATAAAGTCCACAATGTACCGGTAAACTCTTTCTTGCTCCCTTGTCATTTCGCCACCGCCTTTGGAGGCTCTAGGATCGCTTTTAAAACGTCCCGTTGGTACGCGGCTAAGTCGATACCGGGAAGGTCCTTCAAATGCGCTACGCGGGCAATCTGGGCCAGCAAGAAGGCATCCCGAATGTTGTCGCTCTTGTCCTCGAATCCCCAGCGCTTGTAAATGTGAACAGCGAGTTCGTCCTTCTTCGTGTTGCCCTTGCCGCTGGCGAACTTCTTGACCGCGGCCGGCGCGACTTCGATATAATCGATATTGTCTTTGTAGAGGCTCGTCCGAATTCCCCATCCAATCCCGTATTGGAGATCGACGGATCTCCCGGTTGAGCCGTAGCTGAATCCCTCGATGGCCACTTTATCCCCGAATTCCAATTGCTCGATTACTTGATCGATGATGTCGACCATCCGGGCGGCTCCCAGCTCTTTAGAACGTATTTCCATCGAATCAATGCGTTCCCCGTTCCGATCGAGGATGACGATTCCCGTTTTCGTGCTCGGATCGATTCCGACGTATCGCACCATTTCATGACCCCCCTTTAAATTTGATGAAACATTGCGATTAAATTCTGTATCTTCTCTTGGTTCTGAGGTGTGTTCTGGACCTCGATGTACAATTTCCATTTACCGTCGCTCCGCTCGAACCGGAAGTCGTAATCTTCCGATGGCATTGAAACAATATCCCTAGCCGGAGGTTTTTCCTCGCCTTGCTTTGTTGTGGGCGCAGTTGGCTTCCTAAGCGAGTAAAACCATCTCCCTCTGCATGCGCTCTCGCTCTTACCGATGGCAAACGCTGCTGCCGAAAAAGCTGCGCTTTGTTTTTCTCCCCGTTGTTCGTAATCGCGAATGATTTCGGTTAGTTTTTCGTCCTGCCAATGGTTCCAAGAGTCCTTTCTAATTCCTGCTCTACCTATCTGCAATGTTCTTCCTCCTTTTTTGTTCTTCCGTCTCCGCTACCTGTTCCCAGCAGCAAGCGAAGAAATCTTGTATTGTATCTCTGATCTTCGAATCAGGAACACCGGCATACCGTAAATCAGTCCACATCTGTCTCGTTAAGTGATCTAGTCGGCGCAAGTGGTCTTTATAGAGGTATTCATAGCTGGAAAGGACTTCTGTCCCTCTTGTTGGGTAATGGCGGTTCATATCGTGTCATCACTTGTCATTCTTCAAGAAGCCTCCTTGCGCGCTCCTTCGCTATCTCCTGCCGGTAGCTGGATGACTTGTTCTCAACGATTACCGACACTTCGAGAATCCGATCGTAAATTCGTTTTGCTGCGATCTCCTGTTCAACCGTGGCCTTTTCCTTGTCCGGCATGAACCGGTATAGCAACTCGGTAGGAGTGAAATTGGTTGTAAAAAGCGTCGGCTTCTTATTGCGGTACCTGCCGTCGATGATCCGAAACATGGACTCCAGTACCCAATCACTGATTTTCTCTGCTCCGATGTCATCCAGTACAAGGAGGTCGCATTTCAGAACGGCGTTCATGATCTCATGCTCCGATTCCTTGGACTGTCGATTAAACGTGCTCCTTATCCGTCCAAGCAGCTCCGGCACGCTCTGGAACACCGGAATGAATCCTCTTGATTTGATGTCATGGCATATTGCGGCCGCAAGGTGACTCTTCCCATTTCCCGGATCCCCCCACATGAGCAACGAAGTTCCGACAGACCGATCAAACTTGCCGGCATACCGTCTGGCTATGTCGACTACCTTCTCGCTTCCCTCTCGACCTTTGAATCTATCGAATGTGCATTCTTGGAACCGGTCGCCCAGAGAGGAAAACGAAAATTTCCGTTCGATCTCCGCTTTTGCTTTCCGCTCTTCGGCTTCCGCGATATCTTTTTCGAAGGCGTCAATCTCGCATTTGCACCTCGGCTGAACGGCCTTCTCGCTCCCGAGGATGACCACTATCTTCTTGGGCACGAGGTTCTTGCAGATCGAGCAGTAATAATCCTCAGAGGGAGAGATGGTCATATTCTCCACGGCCTCTTTCAGGGCTTGCCCGAGATTTTGCATCTGAATTCCCCCTCTCCCAAGTTCTGATTGCCGCTTTCCAGTCTTTCATTTTGTTTTTGCCTATCATCCAACCTTTTGAGGCGTAGAAATCAAACCACTTCGATGAGTCGACTCCGTTGTTTCGTTCCTCACAGAATGATTTCACTTCTTCCAAAGTCGGAGGCTTGAATGTGTTTCGTCCGGGCGATTTATCGCCCCTATTATCTTTTATAGGTACTGTATGGTTAGGTATGGTTGGGTTAGGTTCGGTAGCCCCGTGACCATCATGGCCGTCATCTGGATTTCCTTGTGACTCCTGTGTGACAGGCGCGTGACGGGCGCGTGACTTCTTCTTCCGTTCCCTATTTTGCTCCCTCTTTTCGATCAGCCGACCCGCATAATCATGCCAATCATGAATGTGATATTCGCCTTCTCCGCCTTCGATAAACCCCGATCCGAATAAAGCATGGTGGAGTATTTTGGGCTCTCCCTCCCAACCGCAAGCGTCAGCCACTTCATCCATGTCGTAACGAGATATATCCCCGTCTTGGGCGTAATCCATTGCCCACCACCAAAAGAAGTGGAGATGACCAACGGCGGCCGGAAGAGAGACACCGAGTAGGCGAGACAGCTTTTTTGTTTTCGGATGCCTCGCTAGTTCCTGGTGGCTCTCGATCCACGCCATTATGCATTTCCCCTTAAAACAGTGTTTATCGCTACTGCAATAAATCGCTTTGACTTTATTCCCTCCGGCGTCTCATCGAGCCAATCGTGACACTTCATGCAGAGGTGTAGAAGGTCCGTCACCTTCGTTTTATGGTCGATGTGCGGCCTCCCAGTTAAGTGCGCCCGCTCTGTTGCTTGGGCTTGTCCGCAGAGCTCGCAGACGCCCTTGGAGCGGTCTTTGAGCTCTTTGTCTACGGACTGACTGATGTCGCCTTTCTGTTTCTGCGTGAGGCCCCCGCGGCCGTGTTTAGATGGCTTAGGGGCGGGGTTGAAGCCGAACATCAGTACAACGCCAGAGCGGCGTAATGCTTGATCTGCGCAATCTTCTTCGTCGCCCTGCAGTAATCACACTTCTCGCAGCGGTTCGGCTGTTCAAGGCCGGCTTTGACTGCCTTCACACGTTCGATATGATTGCCCACGATCGCAAGGCTTTGCTCGATGACGTCGAAGTCGAAATAGATGATTTCATGGTCTGGCGGATCCTGCTTGGTCACGACGACCATATGCGGGATAAGCCATTCAGGGCGCCCGGTCACTCGCTTCTCGATTTCGGCGTATACAGCCATCTGGATCGTATATCCGTAGTGGTCGAGGAAGTTCTCATAGACCTGAGCATCCTTGTTCCACCATTTGCCGTCGATTTCTTTCAGCGCCTTCAGGTCTGCGAAGATCCCCGGTCGTCCGCCGATAATCGGCTGATAGCTGTCGATCATGATCTTCCACGGGGTCCCGAACATTTCGGCCGTCAGAATAACTTCTTTCTGGCCGGCGAGTGCCTTCATGACAAGTGGATCGCTTGCGAGCACTTTGATCATCTTGTTGCAATGTTGAAAGTTTGATTTGAGCTGTCCGGCCGTCGCGCCGCGACTGCTGTACAGATCCGGGTTGTTGGCCTTGAATTCATCCAGCGTTCCCTCGTTCCAAGAGTGAAGGTAATGCCCCTCGTCGAAAGCATCTTTCTGCGGCCTCACGTAGTCACCTGTGAGCTCCGCCATCGCTCGGGCTTCACATCCCCCATAGGAGGGAAGGAAACCCTTAAACTGGCTCACGGACATGTAATGAAGGTTGGCCTCGTTGGAATAGTAGTTATCCTTGGTCAGCTTCATTGCCGACCTCCTCGAACTCCGCATCCACGACAGTCGCATTCGGATTCAGCGGACTTTGCTGTTGCGGCTTCTGTTCCTTGGAGAAATCGAAATCGCTAGATTCTTCGAAAGCTTGGGCCTGTTCGATCGTGTCGAAGTCTAGCTCGATGTTTTTGCATAGGCGGCGAAGAACTGTCTTCTTGTACATCTCGCCAGGGCTCTTCGTCCAGGCTTTCCCGTCCGCTTGCTTGGAGTAATTCTTACGCGTTGCTTCGATATCGGCCGTAGACATTACCTCGTACACCATGCCGCCGTCTTCAAATTGAGCTACCGCAAAAGCGCCCAGAATTTTCCCATCATTGAAGGGAAGGGGTTCAAAATCGATCGTTTGATTTCCATCCTTAACCCATTCTTTGAAGGAGTCTCCTTCACGCACAAGCTTTGCATAAATGTCTTTGACCGGCCGGACGCTGTACTTCTTGGCAAGCTTCTTCTCGCCTTTGTAATCCGTCTGGAATTGCACCTGTCCGCCGTAAACGATCGCATAGCATTCCTTGTTAAAGAAGTCCAAGCCGAGGAACGCGCCCTTTAGCATCGTCCTAGCCACACTCGTAGCGTCGCATTTTTCGATTCCGCTCGTATCCTGCAGTACGGTCATGCAGTTTTGGAGGAATCGCGTCTTGTTGAAGTTCGAGGGCATTGCCTCGCGCTTAGTGTCGAGGAGTTTTTCAAGGTTGTTATGGATGACTACCAGTTGATTCGATTGATTAGACACTCTTACACCTCCGTAGGTGGGTAAAGTTCGTTATAATGATCATCGATTCGTTCTGCCGCTGCACAAATCTGATCAAGTTTGGGTGAAAGTCTCTTACCTAGTTCAACAATGTCCCAATACTCGTTTTTTTGAAGTCTCCATAATTCTTGAACAATAGAGATAATTTCCTCGGCTTCAGACGGTTTGTCCGGGTTGGGAATCATGACCATATTCCGTCCATCCTTTCCACGCCGTACCAATTAGCGAAATGCTCTCCGTTGACGAAGTAATCCCCGTCATAGCGGACGATTCCCTCGTCTCCAAAATAAATATTTTCTCCGCAGCCGCATGCGCAGGAGGCCACCAAATCAAGTGCGTCCTCCTGCGGATCGCTGAACGGAAGCTCATCCCTTGGCATAAGCGTTTACCAACCTGCGACGGCGCTCCAGACGCTTGCCGGCTTCCGGCCCCATCAACGATAAGTTCGTATTTTCTTGCTCCAAAGCGACGATCCGAGCCTTCAGGTCGGCATTCTCGAGCTTGAGACGCTTCATTTCGTGAGACAGTCTCATAAAAATCCTCCTTGCCCCAATCGCAACTATGCGATATCATGGGGCTAACTTGTTTTTGTCTTGCGGCCCTCTCTCAGCTCTCACCCTGAGATGGGCTGTTTTTCATTTCTCGTTTCCTTCGCGATCGTAACCGCGGCAATCCCGCAGCTTTTCTGGAGGGGCTGGTATGGCTTTTAGTGCCCTCTCGTCAGATTGCTTCGCCATAACCACTAGAGCCATAACAAGAACTCCAATCGCCGTACCGACGAATACCCCTGCGATAAAACCGCCGATCATGGCGCCATCGGAGCAAAAATGGCGTGAAGTCCGTAAACCAATTTGTCTTTCTGTTTGTACTCAATCCTCCGGTATTGACCGCGAATAAAGAGCCAACCTTTCATCCGTTTCACCTCCCCGTCGAAATAGTCCCGATCGATATTTCCTTGACCACCGTCGTATAGATCTCCTTGAGCCTCGGATCCGCTTCGATGACGTCCATGCGCGATGTGTTCTTGAGCTGCGTCTTCGTTGCTCCGCTCAGTTCCAATCGTTCAACCAAGTTGCGGAGACGCTTGTCCAAGTCGCAGCGGGCACGTTCCTCGAGTATCGCGTAACTCTGCCGGCGCAGTTCTTGATAGTTCCCGCCCATTCGATAGGAGGCGCCTTTCATCAGGCCATTGATCTTGTTGCGCCAGTCTTCGTCACGCTGTAGGAACGTTTCCTTAATCGCGGAAATTGTTTCTGCAGACTCAGTCACTTGCAACTCGAGAACCTTCATTCGGCGTTCCTGCTCAACGGCCTGATTAGCGATGGCCGCGATCATTTCGGCGCCAGACAATTGCGGAATCGTTCGACGTTCCATCTCTTCGAACTTTGTCACGTAGGCCGCCGTGAACAGCACTCCCTTTTCGCCGGTCATCTTATTCGCAACCATGTCGCAGCCTTTGCGAGTCAGAAGGTAGCAACGATATGTTTTCCCCGTCCCGGCTTCGTAACTGCTTTCGATGAAGAATTGGTCAGCCCCCAAATTTGGGGTTTGATCCAAAATCGCCTTATAGCTTTCGATGTCGCGAATGAGATGGTCATGACGCTTGTCCGTCATTTCAGCGACTTCGCGACTATCGACGAGGAATTTCCCGTTACGATTGATGATGTTCACTGTCTTGCTCCTTTCTTAAGGTTGCTATTTGCTTTCACCCAACCTTGCAGTCACACCTTGAATAGCTACGATATGAAGGGCTTGCGATTCAGTGAATCCTTCTTTGACTAACTCATTGAAATACGAATGGGTCAGCTTTGCGATAGATGGATAAATGCCGAGCATTGCTGGAGTTAATTTAGCCATGTTGTCGATCATTATTTCGAATTCCAATTTTTCATGAGGTTTCAACTTAGCGCGCTCCTTTCGATAGGATTCTTTCCCTCTCTGTCGAATATTGGTAGTTGTCCAGACTATCTTTTTCGAAGGGAGGGTTATTTGTTGTCTAATAAAGCGATTGTTGATTTGTTAACAAGAGTAATGAACGGGGAATCGTTCCACGACGTTATGAAATCTCTTGGTGATCCCGTATTTGATGAGGCTGTAGAAACCGCCGTTTCCATGGGTTACTTAGAGGGCATCCGTCCTACACGCGTAGCTAGTGGACGACTTACCGTAGATACTGTCTATGGAACTATGAAACTAACGAAATATGGCGAGGATTACTTGACCGGCAATTCGTTGTAATTCCCATATTCATCGTCGACCCAAAGTTCTTGAACTGCGGTACTGGTGAAGACTGCTTGTTTTAGTCCCTCCAGTACCATATCCACTTGATAAACCAGGATCCCGTCCTCAACCATGACGTGGAGTAGCTTCTTGATCGTGCCGCGGTGATCGAATGCTCGTTTTATTTCCTCGGGCATTTTTGTGCCTCCTTTCTGTTTGAATGATTCTAAGCAGCGACCTATGGCTTCACCTGATTCAAAGCCACGCCAGATTGGATTCTTACCGCCTCCAAGCGAATAAGTTCAGTAGACAGATCAACCGCCATCCTTACCACTTCGAGCGCGTCACCGCTTGGAGTGGTTCTTTTTTGATTGACCGAGTTAACAACAATTTCTTTTTGGTCTGTTGGATGGGTGAGAAGTTCTTTACAAGCAGCTTCAAGTAGCAAATCGCATAATGCCGATAATTTTTTTAAGTCCACGTCAC